ATTTACCACTTTCAGCTTGACATTTAAATTGAGCACTGTCATCAGCATAATGACTTGCACACTGTGTTTTGTATGTAATCGCAGAAGTTGTACTTGGTGAATCCAAATAAGTTAAGTTATAGACATTATAATTATTTGTCTGACTAGTACCACTAATATAAGAATATAGACCATTATTTTGACTAGGAAGTATCGCATTTAGTGAGGTAGATCCTCTCAGAAGTTTAATATTACCTCCAGCATCAGAACCCGATTTTTTCCATTGAACAGTCTGGGATATAATAATTAAAATCTTATTACTAGTACTTGCAGGAGTTATATTTCCTGTCAAATTAGTATCGACAAAAGATGTTGTCTCATTAGTTACTGTGCTATCTGTTGTAGTTTGGAGTATTTGAAGGATTTTCCCTCCTACACCACTAGCTAAATCAGCTGTTGCTATCGATCCGTCTGGTAGACCACCTACGGCTAAACCTCCAATGGTGTTAGTCTGTCCATTTAATACTATTCCCATTAGCTAATCACCCATCTTCCGTTTAACGTTACAGTGGCATTTAGGGTGATGGGACCGACACTGTGCGCCCCTTCAGTAGCTGCAATCGTGTGCGCATTACTTATAGTTAGAGAGTTTTTCCATATACAATCGTCAGCAGATGATCCACTAGCGGCAGCCCATGTAAGACCACCAGCTGCACTTGATTTAGCAGTTAATACATAATCATTAGTAGGTGAGTTATCAGCTTTTAAATTAGCTTCGTCAATTACATCATCTGCAACAACTTGAGCTCCATCTGCTGTAGATGTAACTTCACCGCTATGATTAGGGTGTGTATATCCAGCTGGTACTGTAGCCCATTCCATACCATTACTGGTATATCCTAAGAACTTATCTGTACCAGTTGGAGCTGCATGTATATCTAATTTAGCTTCAGTTATAGTATCGTCTGCTATTTTACTACCAGCAATATCTGCTGAAGCGTTAATGTCAGCATTAACTATATCTAATCCTGCTAGTTTTGATTTAGCAATAGCTGCTGAAGCGTTTACATCGGCATTAACGATCTCTCCATCCTTAATACCTTTTTCTGTTATTTGTGTTAATGCCATTATCCTGCTACCTCCATAAGTGTACAGTAAGATACTCCTCGTTCTCCATAGGCAGTGTCAGGATCATCTTTTGTTCTGTTTACATACCATGTTTGGCTGGCTGCAGAAGCTCTTAAGAATACTTTATAAGTACAAGCACTTGTTGTATTTGGACTATCTAAATAATTAGAAAAATTTAAATAAGTTGTTGTTGTACCAGTATCACCACTATCATGTCCTTCTGTAAGTGCTTGGAAACAACCAAGTCGACTACTAGCATCTACTCCACCAAGTCTTGTACCACTTGTACCACCTGCTATATCTCTTGTTATTCTTGCTAAAAAATTAGAATCATTCGTAGTTCCTTCTCCCATCATATACATAGTTACTAAAATTTTACTTGAAGTAGCTGTAGGAGTTATAGAAGTGTTAATAGCTGGAATCTCTACAAATGAAGTTCCAACAGAAACTGTAGAAGTATCTGTAACCTTTGTATTAACAACTTGGATAATAGTCCCAGGGCAAACGAACTTTTTCTCAGCAACAGTAACCTTACCAGTAGAATCTAATACAATATTATTAGAGCTTGAAGTCTCGTGTCTTAAATTAGTAGTTTTTAATGTGCTCATGGTTTCGGATATTTATCTTTAGTTTCTTTAATTTTTGCTTTCCAAGTATCTATACCGTTATGGTATATCTCATCCAACTGATCGACCACAGAAGGGAATTCAGCTCTCCTTTTTGATTTATAAGAATTATTCTCTAAGTCCCAAGCATCTTGTAAGGCTTTTAATCCGTTAGTACAATCAGCTTCAGACGGTTTGGAACCACCGTCATAGACGATTAGGTTTGCGTAAATCTTATTAGAGGGATCAGACCAACCGAACCATTGCCCAGAACGGTATGTTACTAGATAATCTTCTATGTGATTTGGTTTTCCGTTAATATCCATTTGTTTATGTATCCGCTAATTTCATAAAGATTGCACCTGTACGTAATTGACTAGAACTACCAACAACAGTATAAGAGTCTTCACAATAGGTAAAGAAAGACACTGTATGAGAACTAGTATCAGTAATATCTACAATCACCCAAGTAACAATTTCTTGATGCCAATTTCCTGAACCTCCATCAACAAGAGATGGATAACCTTGAGTCCATTCATTACCACCAGGGATTCTGATACCAGCTTCAAATACTCTTCTATTTGCATCTTTATAACCATGTAGCCTAAAATCTACTCGCCAGAAACCAGTGCTAGGAAAAGTAAAGGTACCACTAGATTGAGTCATACCAGTACCTAAATTACTTCCATTAGCCATTTGAGCATAAGTAGACCTAGCCCAATTACTTTCTATATTTACTTTGCCGCTGCTATAAGAAAAATCTGTAGTTAGTTGCCATGAATCTACTTCACTCAATCCACTAGAAACACTTGCAAAACTTAAATTTTTAGAACCATCAGTCTTTAAAAGTTGACCTGCACTTCCGTCAGCTACAGGTAGAATAAATGGAACATCTGCGTTCCCTGTTGTAGCAGCTGGAGCTTTGAGTGAAACACTACCTGCTCCGCCACCTGTTGGTTTTAATTTTATTTCACTCATCCTGCTATCTCCATTCCTGTAATTGTAGAAACTGTTCTTACAAATGAATAGTCATCAGAATCAGTATGACTTCTATTTAGATAGTAAGTAGTATTAGTACTTGAACCATGACTCATTCTTACATTATATTCAACAGCACTAGTTGTACTAGGTGAATCTAAAAAATGTATAGGATAATCTAAGATTTCATCTGTATTACCAATACGTGAGTTTTGTGAATGAACTGGAGTTCGATCACTAGGGCTTGAACCTCCTGCGATAACACTACCTCCTCTCATAAGTTGAAAAATACAAGTTAGATTTGTTCTATCACAACCTATCATTACTTGACCTGTTACTAAAATTTTACTTGAAGTTGCTGAAGGTGTAATTGATAATTTCAAAGAAGAATCAGTATAATCCCAGTATACACCATCTGATATTCTTCCTATAGAACCAGAGGTTGCTGTATCAGTTTTAGTAACTGAAACTACTTGAAGAATCGACCCCGTTGGTTGAACAGCACTTGTCGGGGTTATAACGTTTGTTGTGCCATTAATTGAAACTGCCATAGTTATACCACCGTGAATACTGACCCACTAGGGATCGTTAATGTGTAGGTACCTGTTGAAAATGGTCCAGCTACGAGAGCGTTGTTATTAGTACCTATTGTTTTATTTGCCGATAAAGCATTAGCGTGTTCAAATATCTCAAAACTAGGAGTTTGTGTAACTTCCCAAGTCATGCCTCCAGTATCACCTGATCTAGCTGTCAAGACATGTCCATTAGTAGGTGCATTACTTACTTTTAGATTTGCCTCATCAACTATATTATCTGCAATAACTGTAGCACCGTCAGCTGTAGAAGTTACTTCTCCAGAGTGGTTAGGGTGTGTATAAGCAGCAGTTTGAGCTACCCAATCTAAATTACCACTACCATCTGTCTTTAATACTTCATTAGCATCACCGTCATCATTAGGTAAAGTTAATGTATAACTTGCAGCTGCACTATGAGGTGGTCCTTTAATCTTTATACCGTGACTATTATTCTCACAGTTAAGTTGGATAGTACCAGCATTAGTATTACCTTTAACTTCTAATAGACCAGTTCCATTAGGTGTAAGTTTAATATTACCATTAGTAGTACTAGTATTGATTTCATTTGCTTGTACATCTAAGTTACCGCCAAGTTGAGGACTGGTATCGTCAACTATATCGGATACACCTCCAGAAGCTGCTTGCCATGAACAGGTTCCATCACCATCTTCCCTTAGGAATTTAGTACCACCTGATTCACCAGTTGAAAGTATTGCTGTACCTTCAGGAGTTCCACTAGCCGCTGCAGCCCATTTTAAACCACCAGTAACAGTGGAATCAGCTGTTAATATATGACTATTAGTCGGATCATTACTTACATTTAATTTTGACTCATTAACACTATTATCACTTACAACGTGTGATCCAGACCCTTTCATCCAGATAATATAATCAGGATGTGCTGCTAAGTTTGCACCAAAATGAATACTAGATCCATCAATACAGAATCCATCATTAGATCCTATAGATGTACCAGTATTAGGTTGTTGTAAAACACCAGCTACACTAATAAGTAAAGCAGCTGCTTGGGTTGGAGATACAGCAGTATTTGTACCTTTAGTAACTAATTCATAATCAGCTGCACCTGCAGAGAATGCTCCACTTGCATTGTTATGTGCTTTAAGTTCTAAGTATTGATAGTCAGTTGTAACTGTTCCACCGCCACCACCACCAGAAATGGTGATAGTTTTAGTTGATCCAGTACCACTAGCTGTTACTCCAGAACCTGTAAAGTTAATTGTTTCTGCTGATGTACTTAAAGAACTACCTTCATCTTGAATAGTAATAGCTCCACCGCTTTCTTTCCAGGCCACCCCAGTAGCTGTAGAACTATCAGCTGTTAATACATAGTTATTCGTACCTACACTTACTGCTGTAGGATCACCAGACCCATCACCTACTAATATCTCACCTTTAACATCAAGGTCAGAGTTCATTACAGCACCAGCTGCATCAACATTAGTAGCGTCAGTTACATCAGCACTTGCTTCAATACCTTCTAATTTGGTATAATGAGCTGCTGACATTGATCCTGATACTGAACCAGAAGAAGCTGCTAATTTAGATCCTTCTATGGCTGCAGATGCATTGATATCAGCATTAACAATAGAACCATCTACTATCTTAGATGAGTCTACAGAGTTAGCAGATAGGTGTATTAGATCAACTGATCCATCTACATACTGATCACTATCCACAGAATTTGCAGACATATGTTCTAAATCAATAGAACCTGCTGCATAGTGTTGAGAATCTATCTCATCATCTTTTATCTTAACTCCAGTTATAGCAGAATTTCTGACATTAACTGTTATCCTTTCTTGATCCCTTAACTCATGTATAGCATATAATGCTTGTTTTTGGTTATTGTTTAAGTCTCCTGCTTTAACTGATGACCCAGCTGTATAAGTAGCTTTAGGATCATATTCTCCTACTACTCCAGTTGTTATATCGGTTTCACGGTATATACGGATAACCCTAGTATTCTTAGGTGCTCCAGTGGATTCACATACATCACTATTAACACCTGTATTATTAAATGTGATAGTACCACCTGCGGCTGTCCAATCTGGTATTGTAAAGTTTGTTACATCTACAAAAGCTGCATTAGCATCAGTAACTTGAACTTTGATGTCTTCTTTTTGATAGGATTGGAAAGTATAAGTCCAAGTAAGATCACTTCCATCTCCTGTATATTCTTTTGCAGTTTGTGTTGTTGCCATGATTATTTATAAATTGAGAGGATGTTTCGTGTCTGTTCGACCTTCTTACGACGATTTACTTTCTTTCCTGTTTGTTCAGCAATTGCATCTAATACTAATGGATTATTATTAATCATACCCCAAGCTCGTTTACGTGCTTTAGTAAATAGACGATCTATTTTTTTATTATGATAATAATCAATAGCCTGATAATCACCTCTTAAACCATTTTGAATGTCTTTTTGCATTTGTGCTAGAGAAGCTAATATCTTTGGATCTGTGGCTAATTTATCTAACTGTCTTTCTAAGTTTTGACTACCAATTGCTTGTTGGAACATTGATCTTATTCTAGGTTTATCAGTTAGATTTGTACCATCTGGTCCATAATAAGTAGATAATCTTAAATCATATCCACTATCAAATAATAGTTTTCTACCAGGTGTTACAGTGAGATTTAAATGTATAGGACTAAAAGCATTAAACATTCTAGTCATTGGATCCCATGCTTTTAAAGGTCTACCAGTTAATATATCATATTTAATAGGTAATTCTCCTTCTCCAGCAAGAGGTTCACTAATAAGGTTTCTATTTCTAATAGCTTGATCTATACCTGATCCTAATTCACGAGTATAAGGTATAAATAATTTACCTAATTCATTACGTAAACCAGCTAAAGGTATTTGGTTATTTAATAAATTAGCTCCAATTCGTTCAGCTTGACCAGGACGACCTCCAAATAAATCAACAAACTGTTGCATACCAGCTAAATATGATTTACTAGTAATACCTTGAGCTAAGAGTAATGATACCTTAAGTAGTTGTTTTTCTGTCCACTCTTCACCCATTAATTGACTAGCATCACCAATATCAGCTATCGTAGCCAAGATTTGGTTGAATGGTTCAATAGAATCATATCCTACAGTTAACTCTCCCAATTTAATAGTACGAGGTTTATAACCAGCATCTAACCACACTTGTCTTTTCTGTCTATCAATAGGACCGTTACCAGTTAAGTTACCAGACATCCATGACCATATTGCCATACTAGTTAAAGCACTACCAATTCCTAATCTACCAGTCTGCAATGCCTTAGCATTTGCTAATTCTGTAGCTGTAGAAATACCATATTTAGCTAGATCACCAGCTTCGACATTCTTAACTGTAGCGAAAGCAATGTCATTAAATTCTTTAACAGCGAAGTTAATTATTGGTGTATGTTTGGCTGTTAATGCTAGTCCATTTACACCTGTCTTAGCAAATAAGAAGAATGGTTTAGCCCATGGATTAGCTTGGAATACTTGGTTTAAACCACCAGCAAATCCAGTCAAATCCTGAGTAAGTGTTACTTCCTTACGTGCAAATTTAGTAGCTTCATCTATTATATCACCATTAGCATCAAAGATTTGTCTATAAAAATCCTCTTCATATACTCTAACTAATTCAGGTGTTATATTATCATAAGCAGTTAATACACCTTTTTGTTGAGCATCAGCAGCTGATCTAAAAGCTTTCTCTCTCATTTTAGCTCTACCTAAAATATAAGCAAAAGCATCATCAGTTGCTGCCATAATTTTTGTAGAGTATGTAAGGAAATTATTATTATTTAAATTCCTTGCCATATTAGCCATAGCAAAGACAGCTTTATCACCAGCATTAGCTCTACCACTATCTTCATGCCATCTTCTGATTATTTCCCAGTTATCATCACCTCTAGTATATTCAGCAAATCGTGTTTTAATAGTAGCTATATCACCAGTCCAATAAGAATTTAATTTACTTCTAAATAAAGAAAATGATTCAGGTATAGCTTCCATCATAGCATTGATAGATGCTAATCCAGCTCTTAATGTTACAGCATCTTTAGTGAATGGATACTGCATAGCTGCTCCTAATGTCATAGAAAGAGGTCTAAGGAACGTTGCAGTACTAGTACCCATAATAGCTCTCATAGGAGTCTTAGGACCACTTAGAATACTATGGATCATAACACCTTCTAGTTCTCTTATAGCTGCACCTATCTGCTGTTTTCCTTCAATTTCTCCACCTTGAACCATTTTACGAGCCCAAGCATCAAAGTCATCTAAAGTATTAACAGTCTGCATTGAAGAGAACGCTTCAAATAAAGACATTAATAGATTGTCATCATCACTCTTATTAGCTATACCAAGTATAGATTGTATAGATTCCCTAGTATCACTCATTTCTTTAGTAAGAGTTTCGTCTAAGAATCTACGTTTTCCTGCTCCTAATTCTCTGAAGTTTTGTGATTTAACAATTCTTGCTTTCTTAGCCTCACTTAAAGCAGTTAGCATTGTATCTACTATTTGGTCTAATGGACCATCTTTACTTGATAAATCTGCCCAATTTGATATTTCTCTACCAGATATTCCTAAGTCTCTTACTTGTTGTAATAAAGTACCTACTACTAAATCAGCTACTACTACATTTCTACTTGCAATAGTTTGGATCTGTTGAGGTGTTCCTGAATCAAATACATCAAAAGATTCAAATAATTCTTTTAAGTATTCTTCAGCTGGCATATCAGCTGCATTTCTACCTAACGTAATACGTTGATGTGCAGCTACTGCATCACCAAAGACTTCGACTAATTTTCTTCTACTATTACCTACAGTTTTTAAAACTTTCTGGTATTTTTCATTACTATATAATTTTCTAAGAGTTTCATCTACTAGATCTTCTGATATTGCAGACTCTCTAGCTATTCTTTCTCTTTGAACTGGTGTAGTTATATTACCTGCTGAACCTTCTTCAGCTCCCCAGGTATTTCTAATTTTCTTTTGAGTCTGCCATACAACATACGGATCATCTATTGATAATGTCGCACCTTGTTCTGGTGCAGCTATTGGTTTATTTTTAGCAGCTCTAAATCCAAACTCATTTCTTCTAACTTCTTGTATACCTTTTCTTAAAGTCTCTACTTCAACAGTTCTACCTCTTTCGGCTATTCTAGCTTGTACAGCTTTATTACCTCTACCTAATAACATAAGACTGCTATCAAATATTAAGCCGATACCCATACCTTCAACAATGTTTTTTAATTTCATTACTATAGGATGGTCGGTATCTTTAGTTGTCAAAGGAGTATCCATCCAACCATAACGCTCAGTTAAAGCACCTAATGCATTATGACCATCTGATTCTTTAGATACTAAATCAGATACAGCACCGACACCAGCAGCTCTTACAAGACTATTTGCAGCAAGTCCTGTAGCCGCTGATATACCTAAACGTGCAGCTGTAAATTTAGCAGCAGGTATTATAGCTGCAGCCATAGTACCAAAATGAACTGTACCTCTTAATAATTTACCCCACCAAGATTTAGTAACAATAGGATTATTATGGTCTACAAATGGGTCCCATTCTGGTCTATAATAACCCTTTTCTTTTCTTTCTCTAGCTATTTCTCCAGTAAGCGCATCTGCAGTACGTTCACCGAAAGTAGTGATAGAAGAAGCTGTATCTTGAAGACCACCTGCAACTACTGATTTTAATTCTTCAGCTACACCTTTTAAACCCCAACCATCTTCAGTGTTTCTAGGATCATTTTGTGTTGCTAAAGCTTGAGTTTCTTCAACTTCATTTTGTTGTCTTACAGCTTCTTGTGCTTCTTCTTCCTCTTGTGATTGTTCTAAATAGTCACCTATAGCTTCTGCTTCTTCAAAAGCGGCTGTAGCGTCTATATCATTTGGATCTAATCCCATTTTATTACCTTAGTAATTACTGTTCTATTAATGTATCTTCTAGTAATGCCATAGCAACACCAGGAGTTAAATTTTCTAATCTTAAATAAGGTGGAATGGAACCTCCTTCTCCTCCGATAAGAGTATAGTATTCATCAAGTGTTTCTTGATCAATCTCAACTAGTCTTAACCAATTCGGATCAACAGCTGTCAGACTATTCCATTTATTAGCTTCAGCTCTTAAGTGAGCTATTAAATCCTCTATAGATTCTATATTTAATTCGGCTTTAGTTTTAAGTTTATCTGGTTTCTCTTGTAACATTTTAAACATCCATTCTACATCTCTATTGTTATTTTCTACTACTTGATAAGTACGACTATGATTAGGTTTATTAAGTAATAAATTTTGATCTTCAATATTTGTTAAATTATCTCTCTCAGGAACAGTACCATCTTCATTTATTAAACCTGTAGCTTTTAATCGTGTTACTAGTAACTCAAAAGGAGGCTTATTCTTCAAAGAAAATTTATAATAATATTCTGGTATGCTACCTTTCCCTGTTAAATAGTATTTTAAACCTTGCTTTAAATGTAACTCTTCACCCATCCAAGGGTCTTTACTTAATAATAAAGTTGTATCTTTTGATAAACTCCTCTTAGTTGTTTCTATAGCTTTTGCTGCAAACTCATCTTTATTAATAATGGGAAATTTATTAAATGCTTTATCCCGTATAGCAATTCGTGTTTTTTCTCTTGCTGTACTAAGCGCTGATTCATGAGATTGTCCTGTACCTCGTTCTGCTCTATAGATTTGATGGAAATATGGTTCTGCTTGTTGTACAATAGCTACCCATGTAGGATTACCAGCTCCAGCTTCGAGAGTTTCATCTTGTGTAAAATCTGTTGCTTCAGCTTTAATAAATGCTAAAGCTTCATTTGAGAAATCATCTTCTGAAGAAACACGTCTTAACCATTTCTCAAGCATTTCAGCATTATTTATACCGTATAAATCTTCTCTACGTATTTTTTGACCTTTTAAATATTTAGCAGTTAAACGTTTATCTATCTCAGCATCATCTTCATCTTGTTCAGTATAGGCATTCAGGAATCTACTAGGTACTGGTAATCCACCAAACCTTGGATCACCTTTAAATTCTGCTATCCAACTATCAACTATTTCTTCAGTAAGAGGTTGATCACCATGACTATCAAACTTTTCTTTTACAAAGGCTTTGGAATTAGCCTCTTGTGTTTGAGTCCATAGTCTCATCTCATCTATATTAGCGTTTTTATTTATCTCTATAAGTGAATTCGCTTGTTTTGAAAATTTATCTCTAATAGATGATGTAGAACCATCGTTCCAGGTATGGATATAATCTAATACTTCTTCTAAATGATGTCCTTTTAATAGTCCGTCTTTTCTAGCTTGTTCTATAAAAGTAAATGCTTCATCTCTAGCAGGACCATTACCACCTTTAAAACCTCCATATGTTTTTATATAATTTACTACTGCTTTACCACCATATAGTTTGATATTAGAAATTAATTCTTCAGATCTTCTAGTCTCTTGATCTTCAATCATTGCAGTATTTCTACTTTCACTATACTCATTAACTGCAGTCTGATGTCTATTTAAATACTCTTTACCTAATGCTTTTCTTAATAATTTAGGGCTAACACCAAGTTTTAATATTTCTTGTAAGTATATAGCATTAATTTCTTGAAGACCTTTGGAGTATTGAGCTGCTCCATTTGCAGCAGAAAGATATTGCATTCCTCTACCATCTTCAAAATCAATTAATACTTTATCTTTTGCATATGTAGTGAAATGTTCTGAATCTTTTAAAAGAAGAGTAAGTAATTGTTTTTGTTTAAATCTAGATAGATTACCAGATCTTAATTGATTAGCTATTTCTGGATCTATAAATTCAAGAGCTCTAGATGCTGTATAATTATCTGAATGTAATTCATCAGCTTCTTCATCTAGATAATCCGTAGTAGTATAATCTGCATGTCTAGATTTTGTATGAGTAGGATTAACAAACCAATCATATAGTTCTCTAGCTTCTTGTCTTTCCCGTAGCCAATCTACAGTTTCTCTACCTTTCTTAGTAAATTGAGTAAGTTCTTCCCACTCTTTAGATTTAGGTGCTTGTCTGTCTTCGTTGTCTTTAATTAAGAATTCAAAGAATTGTTTTGTATCTTCTTTTTTTCTATCAATCTCATCGTTAATAGCTTCTGTAAGATCAGGTACGTTTTGAGGATAGTTGTATCGGGAGTCGGGGGTCCAACCAGTGAACCCTCCCGCTTGAAATGAGTCTGTCATAATTAACTATTCCACCCCGTAGCCATTGATTTAGCGAAACTTGCTACATCTCTAATACCTTGAGTCTTCTCCCAGAAGCTTGGATGTCTCTGCATAGCAGGTGTTCCATAAGTTGGTGGTAATCCTAATTTAGTTCTATTAGAAGCCATTTGTCCTTGATACTGTCTCATAGCAGTTAATTGTCCAGCTTGCATTTGTCGTCCAAATGTATTATTTAGTCTACTTTCTACTTGAGCTTGCTTACCTAATAATTCTAAATAAGCATTTCGTCCTGCTGAACGTGCTGTACTAGCATAACCTTTAGTTGTTTTGTCAAAGCCAGTAAGTGTATTATCTTTAGCAAGATAATCTTTAAAAGCATTCTGACTATATAATCGGCCTTGCCCTTGTATGGCTAGAGCTTGCGTATCTAAATCACTATAAGCTCTACTAAGACCTACGGTAGCTCTATCATTAGCCCATTCAGCTTGCTGCTCTCTATTATGATACTTCATAGCTTCACTAAAGTAAGCAGCATCCTTTTCGGCTTTTTTTAAAGCTCCTTCATGTTCGTATGGGTTTGAGAAACACACGGCAAAATTCAATAAATGTTAATTGATTAGGTCCAAAAGGAAATTCTCTCAAGAATTTAAAACCTAAAAATTTGAGTAATTTTAAATGAACAGTGTTGCGTTTATCAACAATATTCCATAGTAAAGGTTCTGTTCTACTCTCAACAAACCTCTTTGATTCTCTAGCAAAAGTTACAGGATATCTATGTATTTCAGGTGTACATAGCATCCATATATCACCTTCAGGTCCAACTCCAGCCATTCCGGCAGTCTTGCCGTCAGGTACTGTAAAGTACACGCATGAGCTGTTCTGAGAAGCGTAAATTAAACTTTCTGTAGGATCTAGCCCGTGACCTTCTTCGACCTCTCTGCGGTCTTCTGGGCGTAAGTTAGAGGCCACTTCTAAAGTAGCCTCCATTGTTATTGGGTGAATGTATTTAGACACGTTTGTAATATTTGGGTGTGTAATCTCCTTCCCATGATAATGCTCTTAAGTTAGCTGGAGCTGGATGAGAAGATTTTAAAATTATATCGACGTTAGTATTTTTTTCATATACTGGAACAGTTTGAATAAATTCTTCAACATAAGGTGCATCAGCTGTTAGATATTCATCCATAGTTGTTGATTCATATACCTCAGTATAATCTGTTTTACCAACTCTTTCTAAGGTAGTACTATATAAACCTAATTTACCAAAACTTAATTTTAATCTATGTATAACTAAAGATGAATTTATATCAGATATAGTTATCTGTCCATTTGTTTTAGTTGGATATATAGTAGGGAATTTAATATAGTATTCATATAAATATCCTATATTAATAGTAGCACTAGACCAATCTCCAGGTACTGTAAAATCGTCATTAGGAGTATTACCAGTCAAAGTACAGTTTGCATATCTACCCTCTCTAGTTGTTGCAGAATCAGAATCAACCACAACAAGTGAACCGTTAGGAGTGGTAACACTAGGTATCCAAGTTGATTGATTTGTAAATGTAGTTTTCTTAGTAACAGTATCATAAACTCCTCCACTAACAGTAGTATAATTATCTAAATGTAATAAGTAATTAACAGAGTCTTGATCTATACTTATATCTGCATCTGCTTGGATTAAATTTACACTTTGTAAGAAATTATCTGTATCTAAGAAAAAGTACTGATCGTTAATTAAGAAATGATATTTCAGTGGATTATTGAATTTCCATTTAAACCAACTTGCTTGAGCTCTTTTATCAGAAGCATTCCAATATTTAAATAGATAAACTGTATCTGAATCAGTTTTACCAAATGCAACTATATCATTTTCTTTATTATTAGTTATTAAATCTATATCTTTTGGTAATAATGTAGGTACAGCTTTACTAGTTTCTACTACTAATGGTTCTCCTTCTCTTCTAACATCAACCATTTCCATAAAACGACTAGTTCTACCAGAGTTATCTATATAACCTATACTCTGTCCTAGATCTACAGGAGGTATAACTTTATTATAGTTATATACAGACACACTACGTAACTTAGCTGTATCTGGATTCAGTACTGTATCATCGGATGATAATAAGAATTGTTGATTAGTACTAAAACACATCAATCCAGTAGTACGTTCTATACCATCAAATAATTCGGAAGGATAAATCGAACTACATGCTATATCTATTGGATCTACAGAAGCTGCTACTAGAGCTGATTCTATAAAGAAGTCAGGTGTACCTATAGTACCTGGTTTAGAAAGTACGACATTCTCACCTGATAAGACAGCCATTCTATTTTGAAAGAATAAAACTTTATTAATTTTAGAAGATCCATCAGCAAAACTTGGCATAGGATTAGTAACATCGTCTCCTACTAAACGGTCAGCCCACACAAATTTTTTCACTAAAAAGTCACCGTCTGCTTGCCTTTGTAAAGCATGTGGCATAGTTTCTGCATTAAAACCTAAAACTATTCCAGGTTTAGCACATTCTACCCAAGAACCATTACCATCTGCAGAGTTAGCTCCTACAAATTTAACATAGTAATCATCTTCTTCTGCCATTCTTGTATTAGATACTTTTACAATATATCCATTCTTACAAGTATTTGGTAATTCAGAAACATCATTAATATTATCATGCATGACTCGCATGAGATCTTGTTCTACTATTTCAATATTAAAAGCACTGGCACATGAAAAATAAATCCCATTACCTATAACTTGAGTACTTAAAGCATTACCACCTATCGTTAAACCAGAACATTCTGCTTGAATACTACCTAATATGGCATCAGCTGTAACAGCTGTATCAGCATTGAATGGAGTTGGAGCTGGTCTAACTGCTTTTACATCAGCTCGAATAGTAGTTTCCTCATGATCTTGTACTCTAACAGTATAGTTATAATTAGTCTGAGCTGAATCTAAAGTAACTGTAGTTGTATCACCAGTTTCCCAATCTTCACCACCATGTAAAAGTACAACCTCTCTACTATAAGTACATCTATAATTAGCCCCATCAGGTCCGTCACTACTAGCACTATATCCAGGGCTTATTCCTTGTTGTCCTAATGTATTTATTCTAAATGTTAAATTCTTTTGACTACCTGTATTTGTTTCACTAGCTCCGAAGACTTGAGTACCTATACCAGGACAGTTCCCAGTACCGTCTCCTTCAGCTAAGGTATCTGAGTTAATCTTAAGTCTAGTGGCTCGCTTAATAACTTGTGTACCACCACTTGGAGTAGAAATATTTAATGCATATTGTCTACCATTTTCTGATCTAGTTAAATCAAGATATGCATAATGTGTATGTGTTGCAGCTGGTGTGGTACCAGTAGTAGTTACAGTTTTAGATCTATTAACTAGGAAAGTAGTATCATTTATAGTTAAAGCTTGTATATCTTCTGTAGCTGTAGCACTACTTGGGGTTAGATAAGAAGTGATAGAAGTATGAGCTGCTGTACCTCCATTATATGCACTGTTATCTGTTGCATACCAAACGTTTTTTTCAGTACCATCATTACAGCTCCAAATCCTCACCTTACCATCAGATGCTACTTGTCCTATATAAGACCCTTCTGTTTCATCTCTATAATAATGAAACCAAGATCCATTACTTTGGACATTAGTTAATGGAACAGTGCCTATACGTTTAGACCCTGGTCTTTTAATTAATCCATATATCGTATGAGGTATAGCATTAGTAATATCTGTTAACTGACCAGTAGCTTTATTTTGATCAGGTTGTTCAGACATACCCCCCACATTGAAATTAGATATAGTTTGTGTAATACTTGCCATTATCTTGGAAGATTTCTCCATGGTTGATATGTTTCATACACAGTATTCTGTGGGAAACCGAACATACTTGTGTTACTTTGATTACATTCATACTCCATACATGCAGCTCGTGCAAATGCTTCTTGAGAACTTAGTAATGCAACTAACTCTTTGTTTGCTACTAACTGTGTAGCTGCCATACGACTAGCTCTATATATAATATATCTTTTAAATACTGGTGGTACATCTTCAAAAGAAAGTAATCTAACAATATCTAAATCTATTGATGTAATAGTACCCCAGTCATCTGTATGATCTATTTTATCATATAAGTATCCATTCCTTCTTACTACATCATAATGTCTTTTAGACCATCCATCATGTACATCTATCTTTAATATATCAGTACCTATTGGAATTTTATTTGTGGTAGAATCAGGTGTATATTGTACATGCTCCTCAATATTGAAGTGCCAACCTTCCGATTGTACATCAACATTAGCATCTCTTAATAGGTTGTATATAAATTGTATTTCTGGATTATCAAATACTAAACTTGTTATTGGAGACTGACCGATAGCTCCCAGTATAGCATTAACTGCGGATAGTTCGGTATCGGTGTCTACTGTTGTGGAAGCCATAAGTTAATCAAATAAAAAAAAGGGAGACCGAAGCCTCCCCTTGTGTGTGTATAAAAATATATTTAGAATGCCTGTGCAACTCCAGTGTTTGGAGCAATACCTGCAATCAATTCTACAGCAGCAGCTGGGTTAAGAGGAGCGGCTCCCATTGCCAAGCGTCCAAGAATAACGTCACCCTGATAAATCACGGATACGTCACCACTGGTAACTTGAACTTGTGGGCCAATGGCCTCTACACAACCAACGGCTTCTTTCTGGAAGATAAGTCCACAAGAGTTGTCGAACTTGTTTCCTTCACCGTAGTCATTAACTGTGCGTTGTCCATCAGGAGCGCCGGAAGCACTCTCAGCCTGGTTGCCCATATCTTCACTAACGAAGGAACCAGTATTACCAGGATCAGTTACACCTGTTACAGTTGCACCAGAACCAGTACCATACTTAGTACCAAACTTACCGAAGAATGGAATATTCATTGATTTGTAGATCTTAATGCCTGCAATCTCAACGATACCTTGACCACTCTGACGTGAGTCACCCTGCTCGTCTCTGTTTACTAGTCCATTATCACCAACTTGTTGGATCAATTCATAGTATTGACGTGGGTTTAGTACACCTACACGCCCTTCAGTACTTACTCCCTTTTCATCTAGTGCAGCAGCTGCATCATAGAAGGCTGCTATTAATTTCTGAGGATCATAAGCATCAGAACCTTCAGCAGTAGCACCGACACGAATCTGTGTTCCACCTGGCTCTAGGTAGTTAGTCTTCTGAATAGGAGAAGCTTGTCTAGCAGCTTTAGTTACTGCTCTAAAGATTCTTCTATCATAATTTTCTGCTAATGCGTAACCGATTTTGCGACTTATTTCGCCTCTCAAATCGTAATGCGCAAGTGTCTCATCGAGCTCATATACGAATGCACTTGAGATTAAGAGGTCATCGCATTCGATTGTAACCTCTGCTACTGGAGGAGCACCATCAGTATTACCTAGTATGTTCTGTCCTGGGACATGGAACTCACTATTTGTACGACCAGTGAAGATGAACTGCAATGAGCGTCCGTTCTTCAGTGTTCTCTTGGTAATCAGATCCCTTGCAATTGTATTGCGTTGGAATCCTTTGAATAGTTCTCCACTAAATAGCTTAAGATAGAGGGCTCTTCTATGCGCTGTAGTGGTCGCATCAGGAGTACCCTTATTAGCATTAACACCACCCCAAGTAAGCGAGGTGTTATTGTCATTATTTTGATGTGCCATTTATATGGATAAAGTTTATATTAACGTTCTCAGCTGAAATTTTTTTGATCATTTTGTTGTGGTCTTTCCCACCGTCTAGACGGCTAAAGGGTATCCTCCTTAGAGGGCCAAAAGCCAATTAGTCAGAGGTCCGACACTGAGGTGCCTCTAACCAAGCCTTACCTTGTTCATGATAATTAACATGTAAGGTTTCTATAAGTACGAAGATAGCTAGAAGTCCTAAGACTCCTAGCCATGGTCCGTTAAGATGTGAGAGCTTCTTCAAGAGAATCATAATCGATTTCTTCATCTACTCCAGGTGGTTGTTTATCACTCGGAAGTGTGTCCACTGGATCTGGAGATAGTCTAGTAACAGAAGCTTTGTTTTTAGTTGATTGGTGTGCCAATTTATTTTACTGTCTTAGTGTACTCAACACCACGATACCTTAGTTTTACAGTCATTGTAAAGTCCTAATGTACCAAGACCCCGTTCCATGCCTTGGTTGTCATGCGTCCATGAAATTATGGATGAACGGACGTGATGTTATCCTACGGTCTGTTTAGTTGCCGCTAAATCTAGCGGGAAGTTATGAGCATTACGCTCATGCATTACTTCCATACCTAAGTCTGCCCTGTTTAAAACGTCAGCCCAGGTAGGAACAACTCTTCCTTCAGCATCAGTAACGGACTGATTAAAGTTAAATCCGTTAAGGTTGAAGGCCATTGTTGAAACACCCATTGAGGTGAGCCATATACAAGTAACAGGCCAAGCAGCAAGGAAGAAATGAAGAGCACGGCTGTTATTGAAGGATGCATATTGAAATATTAATCTCCCAAAGTAACCATGTGCAGCGACGATATTATATGTCTCGTCTTGTTGTCCGAACTTATAACCATAGTTCTGTGATACCTCTTCAGTTGTCTCTTGAATGAGTGAAGAAGTAACAAGACTTCCATGCATAGCAGCGAATAAAGCTCCACCGAATACCCCTGCAACACCGAGCATATGGAACGGATGCATGAGGATATTATGTTCTGCTTGAAACACAAACATGAAATTGAAAGTCCCTGAAATACCAAGAGGCATACCATCACTGAAACTTCCCTGTCCAAAAGGATATACTAGGAAGACAGCAAAGGCTGCTGCTACTGGTGCAGAATAAGCGACGCATATCCATGGTCGCATTCCTAATCGATAACTAAGTTCCCATTGTCGTCCCAAGTAAGCGCTGATGCCGATAAGAAAGTGGAACACAATGAGTTGATATGGTCCTCCGTTATATAACCACTCGTCGATGGTTGCAGCTTCCCAGATTGGGTAGAAGTGAAGACCGATTGCATTTGACGATGGGACGATTGCCCCTGAGATGATGTTGTTTCCATAGAGTATTGAGCCAGCTACTGGTTCACGTATACCATCTATATCAACTGGAGGAGCAGCTATAAAAGCTATTATAAATGCTGTTGCAGCGGTTAAAAGTGCAGGGATCATAAGTACACCAAACCACCCCACGTAGAGGCGGTTATCGGTACTTGTAGTCCAGTCACAGAAACGCTGCCAATTGTTATTTGGTTTTGTTAGTGTGGCTGTAGTCATTTATTAAAAGTTAAATTTAGCACCTAGTTTAGTGCCGTAAGTATTGTCTGTATCTTCATCAAATATATTTGCGAAAGATACTTCACCGTAGACTCCTAGTCTTTCGGTAGCAGCGACAGAACCGCCAAATTTTCCTGACCATGCTGAGTCAGAGTCAACACCGTCAGCGGCATTGATTGTTTTTCCACCTTGTACATACCAGTCAAGGGAACCAAGTGTATTCTCATAACCTGCATGTAGATCAGTAGCTCTTGATTGGTAATCATTACCAGTGTAAGAAGCGTTTGTTTCTACATTAACATAAGGTCCAGCAATAGCTGGTACTGAGAATAGAGAAGCTGCAATAGCTAGTGTAATTTTTTTCATTAAAATATTCCGGGGATGATTTGTCCAGTCGTGGCGTACGCTCCGAGTGCGGAGATGATACCTATCATAGCCCAGCGGCCATTCTGTACTTCTGCGTTCTCGTTCATAGTATATTCAATAGGAGGTTGAATTGCGATAACTTCTGTATCGTTCATTAAAGATTTAATAAGTTAACAGCGGCGAGGATGATAGGTCAGGTCGCCACGAATAACTTATGCTTTAGGATATATAGCAGCTGCGTCTAATAAGATTTTAATTTTTTTCTTACCTGAAGTACCTTTTGATTCTCGTACTTTTTTATCGAAGGCATTAGGTATGCCTGTGTAATCTGGTTTAGGCATTATTCGGACCTTTCCCACTGTAAGGGCTTTTAGCTTTTTTAATATTTTTCTTTAAGATGTCACGTATTTTTTGTAACTCTTCTGGTGTAGCAGGTCTATCACCTGGTTTATTTCCCCCCTTGCCTTTGTCATATTTATCGCCGTAGTATGGTTGATCTGGCATTATACATTTACCTCATTAACCTTGCGTGTACTAGCCTTTTTTGTATTAGGTCTTAATACTTTATCATTATTCTTTAAATAATCTTGTATCTTTTTTTGTTTATCTAAAGAGGGTGTAGAGAAAACTGATTTTCCTGGCATTATGCATTTACCGAATTAACTTTACGTGAACTTGCTTTCTTAACAGGTGGTCTAGCAACATAAGGTCTTGTATCTGTTTTACCGCTACCAAAAGGTAACTGAACATCCTTATGTGTTTTGATTTTTTTTACATTACCCATAGTTTTAAAATTGTAAGTTATCAGATCGGTCTAGTTTTGCAATAACATCCTGTCTATATGCAGGATCATCATCATATCTTCTATCACTCATAGCTTTAACTAATTCAGCTTGACTTCTAAAGACATCACTAGTTTGTGTTGGTGCTTTTCCTGTGTACATTTTTCCTTCGTATCCGTTTGCATTTTCATACTGAGCTTTCAATCCTGATACAGCAATCTTGATAGCTTCAACACTACCACTATTAATAATATTATCGAAAGCTTCGATAGCTGGTTGATCTAAATTAGATCCAGCCCAATTAATAATATTCTTATAAGAATCTTCTCCGCCAACAGAAGCTTGAACTTCTGATACAGCAGAGTCGGGTATATCATTACTTACTGTAGTATATCCAGACTCAACAGCTCTACCAGCTAAATATGAATCAATAGAAGCTCTGGATAAACCAGCTCCTTCTAATTTAGAATACATATCATTAGTAATAGTACCATTATTACTATGGAAATGTTCACTGATTTCCCATGGATCTACGTTAGAACTTTTAAATATATCTCCTAACTTTTCTCCATAAGATGCATTGACTTGTTCATAATTAACTCCTCCATCTTCTAAATAAAGTACAGGTTCCTCAGACGATTCTTGCTCAACAGGTTCTGTTTCAGCTTCGGGTTTAGTTGAATCCGACTCAGATTTTTCGCCCAATTTTGATTGGAGTTCTACATAAGCTTTCTCTAATTCTTCTGCACTTTTATATTTACCAGCAAGTAAGTTCTCTTGCTGGGCTGTTATCTCTTCGCCAACAGCTAAGGAGTCTTGCTCATCTGGAGTAAGACCCTCTGTTGATCCATCATTACTAATAACAGTTTCTGTTTGTGGAGTTGTATCAACTGTAAATGTATTTTGTTCGGCCATAATTATTCAGGTGGTTGTAATTGTGATGCTGCTTCTGTTAAGTTATCTATTCTTTCTTTAGCATCAGGGTCTTTAGAAGCATCCATTAAAGGAGTACTTGCAAATTGACCAGCTTGTTCTATTAAAGATTGTTGTGCAGCTTGTTGCTGTCTTTCTTGGTTAGCTTGTTCTACTTGTTCTGCAGTCTTAACCAAGTTTAATACATCAATACCTTGAGCTGCTGCTAATCGTTTAACAGCTTCACTAGGATCAATTAATTTAACTAAGGCTTCAGCTCCTAAATTCTGAGCTACTGTTGCTAAGAATTGAGTTAAGGCTTGAGCATCTTGGCCACGACCAAGGCTACCAATACCTGTAACAATCTTAGGTCTAACTAAATCTTTAGGTAACTTAGGTAACTGATTGCTTCGTTGTAGTACCAATAATGTTCGTTTTAAATATGGTACAAGGAACTCAACTGTAAGTAAGCTAAATAGCCCACCCAATTGTTGTTCTAATTCTAACTGAGTCATCCTGACTTCCTCTGCTGTTGTGCGTTCGGAGTCTCTTACATTAAGAATAAGGAATGCCTCTGATATTCTTTTCTCTAAGGTAGTAGCTAAGTTTGCAGCTGTACCAAAGTCAGCTGTTTTACCAACTTCTACAACAGAAACATCTTCTTCTCTACCTTGAATGATAGCACCGTTAGCTGCATTAGCTAAGGTTTGAGGTTTTGTAGTTGAACTAGGTGATACTAAGAATAATACTTTAGCAGCTACACTAGACCCCTCTACAAGAGCCTGTGATAGACCGTTAAGAGAACGTAGGTCTCCTAAGAACTCTTCAACTCTACCACGTCCGTAGTCCTCTCCATCGACTGTATTAAAGCGAAGAACTAACCATGGGGAAGCGTTTTTTGGTGCTGTACTACGACTACCAGGGATGATTTGTCCATCTACTTCCTGATACCATACCCAACGACCACTACTTTCCTCCAGTTTGACACAAGTATACACTTCAGCGTCATCTTCATCGGAACTTGTCTCACCATTTACATCATTTGGAATAGGTTCAGGCAGTTCCACACCTAATACCTTTCGACTTATCAATTCTTTAGTTACTATTTCTAGTACGTTACCATTACCATCTCTACTTACAACATATCTTTGAAGTGGAAAATGTTTTAAACCATCCTTACCCATAAATATCAAGGCATTACCTGATACTATAAGGTGTTTCAAGGCTTGGTGTACTACTACTCTATCACTAGATGCAGCTATATAATCCATAACCATTCTTTCCATTTTAGCAAAGGAAAGATCTAGTTCACTTCTCATTTCAGGTGGTATATCTTCTCCTAATTTATCATCTCTGATTTGTAATTTGAAGAAGCTAGTTTGAGGAGGTAAGATTGCAAGCATAAGTTTCGCTGCTAAAGTAACAACTGCTTTTGCACCAACCGATTGCCACGGTTGACTTAAAGATTGTTTACCTCCTCGCTGCCTTAGATCTTGTTGTACTAAATATGGTAAGGTAAGTTCAGAACACTCAACTGCAGTATCTAAAAACTGTGATCTATTAGTTGCCAGTTTAGTGTATCTTTCACTTGCCTTAGCCAACGTTTGTTCCTCCAGTTGCACCTGCAGCTGGAACGTTCAATGCAATTTTCAATGCATCTGTTCCTTGTTTTTTAGTTGCTTCATCTATTTGTTTTGCTGCACCTGTACCGTATTCAACTCCAGCTAATTCATCTGGATCTAATAGTTCTTTTTTCTTAGGTAATGCAGATTGTCTTACGATATCTGGATTCCTTGGTTGAATAAGTTGTGGCGTAGGCATAGGTGTTGGCTGTCGCCTTCTAAATATACTACACATTAGATTTCATCTATGATTGTTTTTATGTATTGTACAACTGACTGTTGACCAGCTTTGTACATGATGGATGGAATTTCTTCTTTAGGATGGATGGTTTGTTCTGGAAATTTATTTTCTAAATCTTCTATTAATTTCTCCAGCTTTTCTGTGTGAAGACTAAGCGTATTGAGGGAGATTTGTGTTTGCATGTTCGAAAAAAGCTGGCATTCTTGCTGCCTTGGTGTCAGAAAAACTAGGTGCCTTACCTTGATACATTAAAGAATCACTAGCATCTAGCCAAAAATTTTTGTCCAAATATTTATCGGTAGTATTTATACCTAGTGGCTGCATTATCCAATTGATAGTGGCCTTCCTAAGTTTATCCAAAGAAGCAGAAGGACGTAAACCCAACTCTGCACATACAAGGCTATTACTGCCGACATGGATCTGTTCGTCTCTTGAGATATCTGCCGAAACTGTGCGTAAAGCAGCATCGCCATTAAACCTAAAGAAAGGGAGAAGAACAAAGAAGATTGCTCTTTCAGCCACGAGAGCTTTGGTAATAGTATGATCAGGATGTTCAATCCATGCATCTCTTAACCTCATTGCTTCTAACTCGGCCTGTTGATCAGCCCCATGGGCGTCAACAATGTAGCCAAGTGCGATATCATGTTTGATCTCGTCTTTAACGTTAGACTCAAGAAGTGCCCGAGCGTTGTCGGGTACCTCTTTTTCAAGTCCTTCTTGTATAAATTCTCCCACTGGTAGCTCCATATGACGTATTGCCAGAGCACGGAGGATGGTTTCTTCAGCACCTTCTTTTAATACTCCTTTTGTAGGTTTAACTGGTGTCCAAGTTCTTTTTCTATTTAATAATTTTTCGTAAGGATGTGTTCTCATTGTTGACAATCGCAGTTTATTTCGGATTCATCAACTTTATTACTAAGTATATCATTCAAATAATCGTCAACGTCAGTCTGGTCTAAAGCAGCGTATGCGCTTGATTTGTCCTGAACATCTCCCATAACCTGAAGGCTATAATAAAGTGATGTTTGGGGGCTATCTAGCCACTCTTCAATGAACTGTTCGTCATATTCTACAACATCACTCCATGAGTTAAAGCTGTAGCCGTGAAGAAGACCCGTACTGTCGAGAATTTTCATTATGCCATCTGCTACACGTTTATATACGTCCCAGCCGACTTCTGAGGCGATCTCAACATCGCCATATTCATATCTTTCTACTCCAAATGTACCACTATCTCTATCTACGAAACGTGCTATTGGAGGTGCTATTTCAGGTGTAGCTGTAAATCCGTCCAGACCTTTAGATCTGTAACTACAACTAGCAGTAGGAGCAATAGCAAAAGCTCGTACCATATTATTTTGTTTAGCAACATAAGCTGCGTTTTCTATACCTTCTCTTAATTCTACGACAAGATTCTGTGCATTAGAACTACATATTCGACCTTCTAATGCGTGTGCAAAGTCATCATATGTTATGTCGTTTTGTCTGAGGATGTTGGCCAATCCAAGCATTCCGAGCCCGACTTGCCTATCCGTCTCCGAGGGTAAGTACTCTCCAGACCCTCCAACACCTGTTCTGCTATGAAGATCGCACAACTCGGACATACCTTGAGTGAAAGCTTTCGCGATATCTCCGATTCTACAGGCAGAGAGATTGACATGCTGGAGCAGGCATGTTCCTCGTGAATGCAGGTAAACTTCAAGGCACACATTGCCGAAAATACGTCTGCCTTCTTTGTCATATCTGATTTTATTAAGCCAGATGTCGCCGGATCTGATTCCATAAATTAATGCCTCTTTGGTATTTCTATCACATTGTCTCCATAGTACTGGAGTTATATTTACACACCTCTTTACCCATGGTAATTCACTACGAGGTGTAGTAATGAAATCTACTATATCATCATGATCCAAATCCATATGAATCACTATCGCACCATTCTTATAGACCCCACCTCTACGAAGTGTTTCATTTAGGGAGGAGTAGATTTTTGCGAATGATACTGGGCCAGAAGCTGTAAGACCTTTGCCGTTTTCACTTCCTTTGGGTCGGAGCTTAGATAGATGGATCGCAACTCCTGCTCCATGTCGTAGGGCAAATGAGGCGAATCTCCAACTTGCTTCGATTCCATTGTCTCCCTCCATTGAATCTTCAACGCTGAAGACAGTACATGATACGGGTAGACGGCTATCTGGGTTATCCAACCATGATTGGACCCGACCAGTGCGGGAGATAAGTTGTGCTGTCATCTCGTTAAATAACTAATTAAAATAGGTGGTTCATCTAATTCTATAGGCCAATTCTCTACTAAATTCATCATGGAATTGGATAATACAAAATTCTGCTTTTGTAAAGCTAATAGTAAGGTTATTATATCTTTCTTATCTACCTCATCTTTAGGTAACATTATTTCTAATTGCCTCAACCTAAAATCTTGTTCATGTGTTAATTTTGTAATCGGAGGCGGGGGACCATAATTTTGGTTGTTGTTTGTCGAAGTCATAATCATCAAAAGTTAATATACGGGCTAATCTAGCATTGATTAATGCGTCAGCTTCAGTTAAATCTTTCGATTTGAATGCACTGACGACGGTTTTCCAAGAATATCCTTCTTTATTAAAGAGCGTCTCAGCTCTCTTAACGCCGATACCTGGTACACCTGAGTATCCATCTGTGCTATCACCTGAGATACTTTGGATAAGATGCCATTTAGCACCCTCTTCAGGACTGATTGTGAATGTTTCATCTAGATTATATAATTTTCCAGGTATTTGTTTCATGTCCTTATCTGGACTAACAATAATATTACCAGGATATTGTGTAGCATAAATACCTAAAGCATCATCTGCTTCTAATGTGGGCATTATAATTGTTTCAAACTCAGTCTTGAGTTGATTAACTACACGTTTATAACCGCAAGGTTTCTTACGATTACGATGCCCTTTATAATCTGGGTAAACTTTTTTTCTAAAATTTTTATAGTCTGAAAAGAACAGAACTATATCAGAGAGTGACCCAAATTCGTTTTGAAGCTTGGTAAGTTCTCTGGTAGTGGCACTGTAGGCATCACTAAAATTAGAAGTGACAAGGATAACGTCATCCCCAAAATCCAATTCAGTCTCCGCCGCAGCACATGACTTATATACGATGTAGTCTGCATCAATTAATAATTTCATAGGTGGTTAATGTACGTCTGCCCAATTCATACCGCTTTTTGCTTCAGCAGCGATTGGACATCGTAATGAATAAAACTCTCCTGCTTGTACAGCACTAAGCTCTAACAGGAATTTCAAATCTTCTACCATTTCTGGTTTACATTCATATTGTAATTCATCGTGTACAAAAGCAAGCTGATGACAGTCAGGTAAAAGATGATTGTGAACTATTACCATCCACATTTTTGCGACACACGCTGCTGACCCCTGGAGGAGGTAGTTTAAAGCTTTGTGGTCTTTATCTACTAAGATACGTCTTTGATCTAATCCTAAAACGTACCCTCTCTTACTAGCCTTACGTACCGCTTCCAAAAGGTCTTTAAGCCCTGGGATAGCTTCGACGTAAGCTTTACGAATCTCTCTACCTTTCTTGACAGCTTTCTCGTCAGATAGTTGTTTGTCATAAGAGTGTCCTATTTTGCGATCCCCAGCCCCGTAGAGGAAGGCATAGGTAACGGTTTTAACTTGTCTCCTGGTAATTCCAATTTTGTCGGCATTTGTTTGGTGAATGTCTCCGTTGATAAGGATTTCTTTATAGCGTCCTTCATCATACCTTGCAAGATAATGGGATAATATTCGAAGCTCAATGCCACTAAGGTCAGCCCCGCACATAACCATGTTAGGGGATGCCGTAAAAAGTTTCCTGAATCTTTCATCTGATGGTACTTGACTTAAATTTGGTTTACGATGTGCTGCTCTAAATGTTGATGTAGCCACCGAGCAGTGGTGGTGTATTCTGCTAGACGTCGTAGATAGCTTCTGCCATGCGTTGACGCCTTCTGATATCATCCCTAACATCTTCGTCAGTTCGAGTAGACGCAAGAAATGGAGAGCTATATCCGTCCCAATATCCTTCAATACCGTCTCGTCTATAACTGGCTTCCCCGTAGATGTCGTTAATGAAGGCTTCCAGCCATAATGTTGAATCAGTAGCCATGCTATATGATCTCGTGATGTAGGGTTTAAGTCCTTGAGTTTGGTAAACGTAGCACCAGCGACATAGCCTTTGGTCCTATTATTTCTCTTAGGAGTGAATAATGGTCCGCTAACGAAAGGGTGCCTGTTGCGTAATAAGCTACAAGTTTCTTCATACTCTTTTCTGAGAGAAGATTCAAGTTCCCGTGCAGCGCGTTCATTAAAATACCATCCATGTTGTTCTTGTTGGGTGAGAATAGTCGCTACTTCATGCTCGAATGCGACCCATTTAGGTAGGGGCGGAAGTGTTCGCATAATTTTTTCGTAACAGTAACGTCTTGTGTACAATAGTCTTCCATCTCCTGACTCCATTCTTTCCAGTCAGTAGTCATGCCGAATTCGCCCTTATATTCACCAAGTCGATGTCCATAAGCTTCGAGGGAGTGGCGACCAAATAATTTACTAGGTATATAATTACTTCTTTTATCTATATCGAGTAGATTCGGATGATATAACCTAGATAACAAAAGAGTATCAATAATAACCCCAGTGGGATTAAAGTAAGGATAGAGCTTTTTAATAACAGGTATATCGAACCCAATGATATTATGACCAATGATAACGTCAGCAACTTCAAGGTGACTGATCGCCGTGGTGATGGAATACCTACTTCCCATAGGTAGTTCTTTTGGATCTTTAGCATAAGGTTCATTATTGAAAGTTTGTATTTCATCTAACTCTCCGAAGTATAAAGACATACAATGTATACGAGTAGTGTTATTTAGAAGACCGTTGGTTTCTAGGTCGAACACTATTGTCCCGTTGCCAATGATAGGTTTTGTCTTTGAATTGGGCACGTTCTACTGCCTCTTTACTAGGTGGGTTAGGTTTAATTAATTTATTATCTTCATGTTCATACCACGGGTGAACGTATTCACTATTGTCAAAAATCCGTGGCTGGGTTGAATTGGGTTTCGGTCTCAGTTTCATATTCAGTAAATCTAGAGGTGGCTAAATTGAATTTTATCTTTCCAGCGAAGCCTGTCTCGCCAGAATAGCGATTCTTAATGATTCGCAAAGTCGCAACATCTCGTTCAGTTTCGCTTTGTTGGTCTCTCTCAAGGGCAAGGACTTGATCGCTAAGTTGAGCAATTCCAGCTGATCCACGCAGTTGGCTGAGTGAAACTCTACCTCCTTCTTCGTGTGAAGTCCTATCATTATTGCTTCTCCTTAAATGTGATACTAGGAATAAAGATATACCTGTTCTTTCTACTAATGATCTAAGTCGGGTCATAGTGATATCTATAGTACGTCGTTCATCTCCATCTAATCCACTCAACAATATGCTGAGATGGTCGAGGAATATAATACGACACTCCAATCCACTGGCAAGGTATTCGATCCTGTTGTAAATAACGTCCGGGTCAAAAGAACCAAAGCCATCAAAAAGGTAAAGATTCCAATTAGCAAGGGTATTACGAAAATCGTCTTCGAGTTCTTGTTTGTCATGTTCCTCTATATGTAAAGCCTTGCCTAAAGCTGTGGACATTAATCCAAGAGCTGTTCGTCTATTTGACTCTTCAAGTGCCAAGTACCCGACCCGTACTCCTTTGGTAAGTAAGTTAACTGCAAGTTGACGACAGAACGTGGATTTTCCTTGGCCAGATCCACTAGTAATTGTTGTAAGTTCCTGGTATCTAATCCCGTGCAGTTTATCTTGTAGCCCTTTGAATGGATAGTCATGGTCAGCTGGTGGTATTGGTGTAGTTACTATATCATATAAAGATTTTCCATCTATTATTCCATCAGGTCTGTAAGGTTTAGCATCCCAGATAGCTTTTCTTATAGCTTCTGTGTCATTCGCTTGTAATGCATCTGACGCATCCTTGTAAGATTCCAGTCTTGCAATCTTGACCTTTCCTGGTGGTAATACATTCGCTGCTTCTTCAGCCGCTTTTCTCCCTGGCTCGTCATTATCAAAGAATAAGACAATCTCTTGATACCCTTGAAATAAAGGTATCTGTTTTTGTATGTCCTTCTTTGCTGACGCAGCACCGTGAGGTAATGAGACCATTGGCCAATTTGGCATAGCTTCATAACAGCTTGCAGCATCTAGTTCACCTTCAGTAACAACAATACGTTTACCAGTATTAGGGAACAGCTGCTGACCGAATAAAGTATCAGTGGGAATTCCTTCATAATAAAAATCTTTTTTCTTATTTTTTATCT